GAACAAAACAAAAAGCTCAAAACTACTTTAAGTGCAGGGGAAGAAGATTATCTAAAAACTTTAGTAGATGCTTCAGAAAAAGAACTTAATTTAGCTAAACGAGACTATCGTGAAGCTTATGATTCTGGAGATGTAGATAAAGTAGTTGAAGCCCAAGCTTTAATGAATAGTGCGCAATATAAATTATCCCAAGCAAATAGCTTAAAGCCACAATTTAAAGCTTCACAAATACCTGAAAATAGTGTACAGTCAAATGAAACAACTCGCCCCCCTTTACCAAAACCCGACGCTAAAGCTACAGCTTGGCAGGAGGAAAATAATTGGTTTGGAAAGGACGAAGAAATGACTAGCCTTGCATTAGGCTTGCATGAAAAATTAGTTAGGAATGGAATAGATCCCACTTCTGAAGAGTATTACCGTCGTATTGATGAGACGATGCAAAAACGATTCCCTGAGAACTTTGAGGGAAACTCGTTGGAATCGGAGAAACCCGCCCAACGCAAACCATCTAATGTAGTAGCACCGGCAACGCGTAGTACCGCGCCTAAAAAAGTACGCTTATCAAAAACACAAGTCGCTTTAGCTAAAAAGCTTAAGTTGACCCCGGAGCATTACGCTAGAGAACTTTTAAAATTGGAGAACGCAAATGGATAAGGTAACAGAAAAAGCAACAATTAAAAGAACTGACCGAGAAATGGAAAATAGAGAAAGTAAGGTTAAAGAATGGAAGCCAGCAAGTTCGCTACCAGAATTTAATCAGAAAGCTGGATGGTCCTATAGATGGGTTAGAAGTGCTTTACTTAATGAACCTGATAACATGAACGTTTCTGCAAAAATGCGTGAAGGCTGGGAACCGGTAAAACATTCGGAACACCCAGAGATTCAATTAGCGGCAGACCCTAATTCACAATACAAAGACGGTATTGAAATTGGAGGTGTGCTTTTATGTAAAATTCCCTCTGAATTAATGGAACAACGTCAAGCTTATGTAGACAAAGCAACAAGGCAACAAACCGAGGCAGTTGATGCGCAGTATATGAATCAAAATGACCCTCGTATGCCTAAGTTTGCTGAAGGTCAAGAGACAGGCAGTACCAAATTTGGTAAGGGAAGTAAATAGGAGAAATATCATGGCAGCGACAGCTACCCCTTACGGACTTAGAGCCGTAAATCATCTAGGAGGCACTCCATATGCGGGTTCTACTAGAATGTATCCTATTGCATCGGCAACAGCTATTAACATTTACTACGGTTCAGTGGTTAATGTTTTAAATACAGGCTTTTTAACTGCAAATTTAACAGTTGGAACAGCAGCAGCGCCTTTTGTAGCAGGTACAGTAGGAGTATTTGTAGGATGTACATATACCGACCCAGGTACAGGTACAGTAGTATTTAGACAAAACTGGCCAACAGGCACAGTAACAGCAGACGCAGTAGCTTATGTTGTAGATGACCCAGCAGTAATTTTCCAAGTGCAAGCAAATGGAGCAGTAACAGCAGCAGCTTTAGGCTCATGTTGTTCTATCTTAGCTCAAACAACAGCAACAGGAAATTTAACAAGTGGTAATTCAACAACAGCAGTTAACTCTGCTACACTTAGTGTAAATCAAGATGCATTTAAAATTGTAGACTTTGTAGATTCACCTACATCTACAGTTGGTGACGCATTTACAGATTTACTTGTGAAATTTAACCCAGTAGCACATGCATACACTTCAGGTGTTGGCATTTAATTAAGGAGAATGACAGATGGCAATTTCAAGAGCCCAGCTCCTTAAGGAGCTATTACCAGGACTTAACGCTTTATTCGGTTTAGAATATGCGCGTTACGGAGAAGAACATAAAGAGATTTACGAAACTGAATCTTCAGACCGTTCTTTTGAAGAAGAAACAAAACTAGCTGGCTTTGCAGCCGCACCTCTGAAATCTGAGGGAGCAGCTATTGCATATGATAATGCACAAGAAGCTTTTACAGCTAGATACAACCACGTAACAATTGCTTTAGGCTTCAGTTTGACTGAAGAAGCAGTTGAAGATAATCTATATGATAGTCTTTCAGCTCGTTATACTAAAGCTCTTGCTCGTTC